TGGTTGCTCCTTCAGAATACTTTGAAGGTATTGATGTTACCAGCTTAGCTGAAAGTGATTTTGCAGATTTTTGTCGTGAGTTTGCGGCATTAAAAGCAGATCAACACAATCAAACCATGGAAAAGCTGGCACAGTTTGATTTGCGTCACAACTATCGTAAATTCATCCCTGCGCAAATGTCGGATGTAACCACAGATTATGTCTAAGTTCAATACTTGGGACAGCGAAATACTAGCCGATGCAGTTAAAATAAGTTTACAAATTCGTGCTAAAATTGAGGAAATGTGTATTGCAACACGAACCCCTCCAGACAATTTACCAAACAGCCTAATCCCAACCAGTAATCTTTACAGTCTAGTTTGTGCATATGAAGCAGCTTATAACGCACTACTAGATCGTGATTTGGTAAACACAGGCAATCAAAAAACAAACAAAAAAATTCATTAAGAAAGCAAAATATGGCAACCTGGACAGACGAACTCAAACAAGAAGTAATTTCCAAATATGAAGCAGCAGGTCCAACACCTGAAAGTTCAACTGAAATTATCAAAGATATTGCAGAAGAAATTGAAATGTCGCCTAATGGCGTTCGCATGGTACTAGTGCAAGCTGGTGTTTATGTGAAAAAAGAAGCAGGCGCAGCTCCTACAAAAACAACTAAACCAGCTGGTGAAGGCACTAAGCGCGTGTCAAAAGAATCTAGCATTGCGGAACTCCGTGCTGCTATTGAAGCAGCAGGCAAAGAAGTTGACGAAGACATTTTGTCAAAACTCACAGGTAAAGCTGCAGTTTACTTCTTATCAGTATTGAAGTAATTCAAGGCGGCATTTTGCCGCCTTTTTTCGTTTTAACTAAAGGAATAAAATGGCAACACGCAAGCGTTCAGTAAGTGAAGAAGAGTTAATGACTGATGCTAATATCAGCAAAGTAATTCGTCTTTTAGAACCTACCGAAGAAGGTAAGAAACCCATTACCAAAAAAGACGCTTGCCAAATGTTGGGCATGAGTTATAATACCACTCGTCTTGGTACTATTATTGAAGAATACAAACAAAAACAAATTCGCACAGCACAACGTAAGTCACAGCTTCGTGGCAAGCCTGCAACACAAGAAGAAAAAATTTTTATTATTTCAGAGTATCTCAATGGCGAAACTGTGGATGCTATTTCAAAAATGACTTATCGTAGTAGTCGTTTTATCAAAGATATACTAGAAGGTAATAGTGTACCAATTCGTGTACCTGGGTCAAGTTATTTTAACCCTGAACTAATTCCAGATGGTGCTGTTCGTGACAGATTCAAAATTGGCGAAGTAGTTTATAGTTCTCGTTATGATTCTGTTGCACGTATTGATAGTGAGCAGAAGTCACCTAAACATGGTTTTGTTTATCGCATTTGGTTGCTTGCTGAACGTTGGCAACAAAATGCCTATCAAGAAGCCAGTGAGCTGGCAAGTCTAGAACACTTACGTGAAATGGGAGTTAGAATATAATGGATACTAATATCCTATACGAACGATTAATCGAAGAAAATATGGACAAAGGCTTTCAGGTCAAATTGGTAGTCAATGAATTTCGTGATACTATTTACGTTCAGCTACGCAAATATTTTTTAAGTTACGAAGGTGACTGGGTTCCCTCTCGCGAAGGTATTTCAATTCCCGCATCGATTGAGAATATTCACTCATTACTCTACGGACTCTTTGATATTTGCGCTCAAGCTGAAGGCAAAGAAGTCATTGAATATTTTTCAGACAAGATAAAAGAAAAATAAACTTGAATCCGTCAGTTTAAAATGTTATAATATATTATATTTTGAAAGGAACGGCTATGAAACCAACACTCGCAGTATTTATCCATGACCCACAATGTGAAACTGAATGTGCCTTGGGCATGATTGAAGGCTTAGTCCGTGACTTCAATATCCGAACATTTGGTATTGACGAACTCAATATTGAATTTTTGCGTACAGTAGATGCAATTGCATTTCCTGGTGGCATGGGTGATGCTGATGACTTCTATGATATTTTTACTGAAGATCACATTGATGCTATTCATACCTTTATTGGTGTTTATAATGGCAAGTATATTGGTATTTGCATGGGCGCTTACTGGGCAAGCCAACATTACTTTGATGTGTGTCCTAACTTAGAAATTGCTCAGTACATCGAACAACCAGGCGCTGATATAGGTTTAGAAGAACCAACTGTTGCTGATGTTGTTTGGGATGGTAGTCCTGAAACAATGTATTTCTATGATGGCTGTTCTATTGCTGGTGAGGGTATGGATGTAGTAGCTACTTATGCTAATGGAGATGCTATGGCAGTATTTCAAGGCAACGTAGGTATTATTGGATGCCACCCTGAAGCTCAGGAATGGTGGTATACACTTGACGGAATGTCTAAAGCATACTATAATGTAAAACATAAAAAGTTAATGGCAGAGTTTGTAAAAGAATTGGTATATGAATAAACTTGAACAATATTTAAACTTAGCATCGCGAGCCTATTACAGTGGTGCTCCGATTATTTCAGACGACCAGTTCGACCGACTTGCAGAGTCAATCGGATATAATGCTGTTGGCGCTAAGCAACACGGCAATGTCGAACGTCATGTTTATCAAATGTATTCACTACAAAAGTATTATGAAGATGAAGATCAGAAACGTCCTTTGGAAGGCATTAGTGATATTGTTACTACTGCCAAGCTCGATGGTGCTGCTATTAGCTTACTGTATGTGGATGGCACACTTGTACGGGCATTGACTCGTGGTGATGGTACAGAAGGTCAAATCATCACTGATAAGATTCTTAGTCATACTGGCTTAGTTCCACACACAATCCCACTCAGTGGAATTGTTCAAGTTACTGGTGAAATTGTTGCTCCAAGTCATATTGAAAATGCTCGTAATTATGCAGCAGGCTCACTAAACTTAAAAGATTCAACAGAGTTTAGTACCCGTGCACTAAGCTTCTTTGCCTATGGTTCTCAGCCATGTGTTACTACAACTTATCGTCAAGACTTAGACATATTAAAACAGTATGGTTTCAATGTAATCAGCGAAGCCGACTTAGATAAAATCTATCCATGTGATGGCGTAGTATTTCGTGTAAACGATAATCAACTATTCCAAGAACTTGGTTATACAGCCAAGCATCCCCGTGGTGCATATGCTAAAAAAGAACGGCAAGCTCATGTTGAAACAAAACTCCTATCGGTCGAATGGCAAGTTGGCAAAAGTGGCAAAGTCACTCCAGTTGCTATTCTTGAGCCTGTTTATATTGGCGATGCCCTCGTCAGTAGGGCTACTCTTAATAACCCTGGTTTTATTGAAATGCTGGATCTCCAAATCGGAGACACCGTAGCCATAATTAGATCAGGTGAAATTATCCCTTGCATACTACACAAAGTAGATGCATAAAATTTTTAGCCAAGGGCAAGAGAAATTTTCTCTTGTTCTACGCGACTTAATCTAGTATAATAGATACTAAAATTGATAAATAAACTATGAGAATCGAAATACCAACTGAATGTCCTTGCTGTGATTACCCTCTTGAACTGGTCAATGATCAGCTCTTTTGTAGAAACACAGCTTGCAGTGCTCAGTTAAATAAAAAGGTCGAACACTTTTGTAAGACTCTTGGCATTAAAGGTATGGGTTCTCGCACAGTTGAAAAACTTGGCTTGAGTGATATTACTGAATTGTTTTATCTTGACCAAGACCAAGTTGTAGAATCACTGGGTAGTGAAAAAGTTGCACTAAAACTGTTAGATGAAATCGAGCGTTCAAAATCTGCTGATTTGGCTACAGTTATTACAAGTTTTTCTATTCCCTTAGTAGGCTCTACCGCAAGTAAGAAATTGTGTGAAGTAGTTACATCTGTAGACGAGATCAGTTACGATACTTGCAAGCAAGCTGGACTAGGCGACAAAGTAACCCAAAACTTAGTTGCTTGGCTTGAAACTGATTTCCAAGAGATGAGAGAGTTTTTGCCTTTCTCGTTTAAATCTCAAAAGAATTCCAATACGAATACTAATCAAAAAACTATTTGTATCACAGGAAAATTATCTTCTTACAAAACTAAAGCAGAAGCCTACAAATCATTAGAAGAGGCAGGCTACACTCCAGTAGAATCTGTGACTAAAACCACAGATTATTTAGTTGATGAAGAAGATAAGGGTAGTTCAAAACGCAAAAAAGCCGAGTCTCTCGGTATTACAATTATCACAAACTTAAATACTTTCTTGAAAGAAAATAAAAATGACTGAAAAAGCTAAAAAATGGTCTGACGAAGCCGTTGCCCAATTGACTGGCATGATTGGAAACCAATCCCCTGTTAGCGTTGACGCTGTTGAGCAGGCTGCTGAAGCCTTGGGTTTCACAACTCGCTCTGTTGCTTCTAAATTGCGTCAACTTGACTTTGAAGTTGCTTCAATGGCTAAAGAAAAAACATCTGCTTTTACACCAGAACAAAGCGCAGATTTGGCAGACTTCGTGACCGCCAACGCTGGTGCTTTAACATACAAACAAATCGCTGAATCTTTTGCAGGCGGTAGCTTCTCTGCAAAACAAATCCAAGGCAAGTTGTTGGCTTTGGAATTGACAGGTTCTGTCAAACCAGCTGAAAAAGTTGAAGTGGCTCGCACATATACAGAAGCTGAAGAAGCCAAGTTTATTGCTATGGCTGATGCAGGTAGTTTTATCGAAGATATTGCTACTGCACTGAATAAGACAGTTGCTTCTGTTCGCGGTAAAGCTTTAAGCTTGACACGCAAAGGTCAGATTGCTAAGATTCCCGCACAGCGTGTTTCTCATGCTAAAGAAACAGTTGATCCAGTAAGTGCCTTGGGTGACAAGATCACTACTATGACTGTTGCTGACATTGCTAAAGCTGTTGATAAAACAGAACGCGGTCTTCGCACATTGTTGACACGTCGCGGCATTAAAGTTGCTGACTATGATGGTGCTGCAAAGAAAGCCAAAGCAGAAGCCAAAGCTGCTGCTTAATTTAGTGTTATAAACATGATTGGTCGGGAGTTCTCAAAAAGCTCCCGACCTTTTTTACTTTAGCGAGTCGAGGATGAAGGTTACAATTACATACCACGATAACGACTCTTTCACAGTAGAAGAGGTTGTCAAACAAGCCGTTCACAATTACGGCAAAACCGCACAAATAGAAATTATGCCCGAATCTACAATGGCATACGATCACATCTATTTTGGTGCACAACAACTAATTACGCATGAGCAGTTGAGTTTACTGTACGACAAAGATACTGCTTATCAACAAGATATTAAAAAATTAAGAGAGTCTGTGCTCTATAAAATCACAGAAATTATTGACCAAGTTATTATTGATAACGAATCGAAAGTAGGGTAATCTTGGATACATCAGCAGTAGTCTTAAATAAATTACTAAGTGAGCGAAACCTAGATATCTGGGCTAAACTTAAATTAGTATTTCTAGACGCTGCATACTCTTCCTTGTACGGTGCTATAAATAAGTATTATGAGAAATACAGCGCTGTACCGTCATTTGACGATCTCGAATTAACCTTAAGGGAGGGTCCAGCGTCAAAGACGTTAGCAACTCTCCGTTTAACCGAGGTTCCTGACGTTTCAGCTGAGGTTGCGTTAGATGCGCTAATCGATCAGTATACACAAAATGAAACGGTAAAATTATTAGACAAATTTGTAGACAAACTACCACTTTACGATTCAAACGAAATAAAAGATAACTTAGCAAGTTTAGCATTAACAATAGAAGAAAAAACTCATACCAGTGAAAAAGTTTTCACTATGGCTGATATGATGATGTTCCGTCATCCTGATGATTTGGAGAAAGAACGTGTATATCTTGGGCTTAATAATACTTTTGATGCCGTGCTTGGCGGTGTGGCTCGCCAAGAACTCATTCTCATTGGGGGTAAACGGGGATCTGGAAAATCTATTACTAGTAGCAATATATTCGTTAATCAGTACGAGTCTGGTAATAGTAGTATTTATTTCTCTATTGAGATGACTGCTCAAGAAACCATGGAACGCAATCTAGCTATTTTAGCTAATGTAAATTTACAAAACTTAAAACAACACAAACTAACAGATGACGAAGTTCTCCGAGTAGTAAAGGCACGGGCAGGAATGTTCCAAGATGCTGATGCTACTATTGGAGAATTTATGCGTCACCGAGACAGATTTAAATTCGAAGAAAATTTAGTACGAAACCACAGTCTAAAATTAGACAATCAAATGATTATTGTAGACGACCGAGATTTGACCCTAAGTAGCATTGACTTGCATATTGGCAAAGCCAAAGCAAAGTTTGGTGATAAACTCAAAGTGGCAGTGGTTGACTATATTAACCAAATTGTACTAGAAGGCGCAGACCAATACGATTGGAAACCACAAATTGAAATATCCAAGAAGCTCAAAAATCTTGCGCGAAAGTACGAGATCGTCCTTGTATCTCCGTACCAAATCGATGCCACAGGCGAGGCGCGTTTTGCCAAGGGCATCTTGGACGCAGCAGATATCGCCCTTACAATGGAAGCGCATGACAAAGAAACTAATGCGATCTCGTTTGAGACCACAAAGATTCGTGGCGGCAAGGAAATGGCATTTACGTGCCCGATTGACTGGGATACCTTACGCATCAGTCCACAGTCAGTGGATAAACCAGCCGCTAAAGAAGTTGTTAAGAAGGCTGGGAAAAAGAATAATACACCAGATTTAAAACAAGACGACACAGCATCTGACTTACCATGGAATTAAAATGAGCGATCCAGTACTAGAACTAATCAACAAAAATGGGCTAGCATTTAGTGTGTCAGGTCGCGACTACCTTATTAAATGTTTAAACCCAGATCACGAGGATTCCAATCCTAGTTTTCGCGTAGATCGTGTTACTGGTGTTGCTCATTGCTTCAGTTGCGGCTTTAAGACTAACTTATTCAAATATTATGGGGTTTTTACTAATCCTGTACCAATGAAAATTGCGGCACTCAAAGAAAAATTGAATGAGCTTAAAACAAGCGGCACGGGGTTGGAATTACCAAATGGTCATACCCCTTACTTGAAGCAGTTCCGTGGCATAAGTCCTCAGACTTTAAAACGTTTTGGTGCTTTTTACACCAATGTAGTAGAAAAACTTGTAGATCGTATTGTTTTTCCTGTTCGTGACATTACAGGAAAAACAGTAGTATTTGTCGCCAGACATACATTATCAAACGGAAATCCCAGATATGTTAACTACCCTAGCGGTGTTAAGATGCCAGTATTTCCAGCAAGCCTTCCTAGTGGATACCAGTCAATGGTAATTGTAGAAGGTGTATTTGATATGTTAAATTTATATGACAAAGGTTTGGAAAATGTTATTTGTGCTTTTGGTACAAACACACTACAAAACGATACAAAACAAAAATTATTGCCGTTTAAAGCACAAGGTATTACTCACATTTATCTGTTATTTGACGGAGATGATGCAGGTGACAAAGCTGCCAAAGCATTAAAACCATTAATTGAAACCGAAAACTTTATTGTAGAGATTATCAAACTACCTGATGACAGAGATCCAGGTGAACTTGATGTACTCGAAGTAAGGTCTATTGCAGAATATATAACCAAATAATAGCCAAATACGCTATAAGAAAGTATTAAATGAAAGTTGCATTAATTGACAAAGCCCCAAATCGTACAAAGTATAAAGAATACTTTAACTTTGATTTCGATCACTATCATATGAGTTCAGTTCCTATTACTAAATTGTTGAAAAAAGACGTAGATTTAGAAGTAGACTTGGAACCATATGATTACGTTATTCTTGTAGGTGCAGAAGCTGCCAAAGAATATGCTAAAATTACTTCAGTAACTAATATGGCTGGTCAATTAGTTGCAGATAAATTTATTGCTATTTCAAACCCTGCAATGCTGGCTTTTAAACCAGAAGGTAAACCTGATTTTCAGCGTGCTTGTGATCGTATCCATAAATACATGGAAGGCACGCTACGCCCTGCCGCAGAAGGTGATTTCAAAGGTATTGACCGCACACCTGAAGCCAAAGAATTTTTACAAGAAGTCCTTGCAAACGCTCAAGGCTATGTTGCAATCGATACAGAAACAACAGGACTGTATCCACGCGATGGCTATGTATTAGGAGTATCACTTAGTTATAAATCTAAGCATGGTCGTTATGTGTTATGTGATGCAATGGATGAAGAGTGTGTTGAACTGTTACAGAAAATTTGCAATACCTTTACAATGGTATTTCATAACATGAAATTTGACTATAAAATGTTAGCTTATCACTTAGGTTTAACATTTGATCGTACTAAAGTTCATGACACTATGGTTATGCACTATGTACTAGATGAAACCGATAGTCATGGTCTAAAGCCGCTAGCACTTAAATACACAGATTATGGTGACTATGATAGTGAGCTAGATGACTTTAAAAAGTCGTATTGTGCAGCCAATGGTATGCTTCAAGATGATTTTACTTATGACTTAATTCCATTTGATACTATTAGTCGTTACGCTAGTATTGATACTGCTGTTACTTATGACTTATTCATGAAATTTTGGCCTATTGTTCAACAAAATGACAAATTGCGTTTTGTATACGAAACTATCTTGGTTCCAGGTACATTATTCTTAATGGACATGGAAGAAGTAGGAATCCCTATTAGTCAAGATCGTATGGCTGCTGCTAATTTGTATCTTGATGAAGAAATTGAAAAAGCCAAGCAGGTGGTATATGGATTTGAAGAAGTTAAACAATTTGAAAAAGATACTGGTAAAATCTTTAATCCTAATAGTGTTATGCAACTTCGTGTCGTCTTGTTCGATTATCTTGGTCTCAACCCTACTGGAAAAAAGACGGCAACAGGAGCAGTCTCAACAGATGCCGAAGTCTTAGAACAGCTATCAGAAGAGCACCCGCTCCCTGCAGCAATTTTAAAGGTGCGACAGCTTGGAAAAATCCAAAATACCTATATTTCAAAGATTCTACCAGAACTTGATCGTGATGGTCGTATTCGTACAAATTTTAATCTTATATTTACTACTAGCGGTCGGCTTAGTAGTTCTGGCAAGTTCAACGCTCAGCAAATACCTCGCGACAATCCTATTATCAAAGGTTGCATCAAAGCTCCTGCAGGCTTTAAAATTGTATCGCAAGATTTGACCACAGCAGAAATGTATTATGCAGCTGTGCTGTCAGGCGATAAGAACCTGCAAGAAGTATTTTCTAGCGGTGGCGACTTTCACTCAACAATTGCTAAAATGGTATTTGATTTACCAGGACCAGTAGAAGATGTTAAGAAAAAGTATGGCGCTATGCGTCAATCAGCTAAAGCTATTTCGTTTGGTATTTTGTATGGTTCGGGTGCTAACAAAGTATCACAAACTGTAGCAAAAGCCACTGGCGAAGAGTATCCCGTTGATCGTGCCCGAGAAGACATTAAACAATACTTTAAGAAATTTAGCAAACTAAAAAACTGGTTAGACACACGCAAATCATTTATTGAACAAAATGGATACACATACTCATTTTTTGGTAGAAAACGCCGTTTACCAAATGTCTTTAGCTCAGATAAAGGTATTGCAGCACACGAAGTCCGTTCAGGAATTAATGCCGAAGTACAAAGCCTTGCCTCAGACGTTAATTTACTTGGTGCAATGCGAACTGCTGACGAAATTAAAGCAAAAAACATTAACGCCAACATCTTCATGCTAGTTCATGACTCTATTGTTGCACTAGTAAAAGAAGAACACGTAGAACAGTATTGTGAAATCTTAAAGCGTAATACTCAACACAAATGGGGCTGTGAAATCCCTAATACTCCAATTGGTGTTGACCAAGATGTGGGTGATGATTACAGTTTTGGTGATTGGGAAGGATACTATGAAACTACAGGAGATCGTATTTCCCGTATTCAGGCTGGGTGAAAAACAGCCTTTTGAAGAAGATGGCATAGTATACTACAAATCAGAATATAGTGATAAGGATACTGCTGAACACACAACAAATTATAGGTTTGTAGACGATAAGTCCATAGATAAACCAACTCTAGGTTTACGCAGACTCGCTTTGCAAGGTAAAGCAACGTTATTCCCTATAAGTTCAGCAGTATATTTTCTTGTAGACATTATTAAATTAGCAAAATCTACTACGTGGTTTATTGACAGCCACGGAAAAGTTTTTCAACATAAAAAAACTACACGCGCCAAACTGACAACAAAGAAGATTACTAAAGTGTTACCTGCAGATGGCATAGGGTGTGTGTTAGAGCTTGAGGGTGTGTCTCACCGATTCAAAACTATGATACAGCCTGAAAGCTATCATCAATACGCAGGGGTTTTATATATGGATAACAGTTATTTATTTTACGGATACTACGAATATCCACAAAAAGATACGTGGAGACTAGTATAATGGCAAAAGCAGTAATTAGTAATAGAATCTACATCGACAACCCTGGTGTAGAACATACTAAACACGTAATTAAATCTCTTACATATAAAATTCACAAAGATACTGGCTCAAAGAAGTTTGCTAGTGTAGAAACTATCAAGAACTATAAGTCACTAATCAAGGGCATCTTATCTATTCCGCAAGGACGTACAGATTTAATTCCCACTAACTATGAAATCATAGACAAACGAGTTTTAGTTCCTGTTCCTTTTCCCGACTCTAAGTTTGAGCTATATGACGATCAACAAATCATCTACGACCAAGTCGATGATACCTGTTTTATCAATGCATTACCAGGCTGGGGCAAGACCTTTACTGCACTACATTTGGCCCGAAAGTTTGGACAAAAAACTTTGGTTATAACTCATACTGCCGCTCTCAGAGATCAGTGGGTAGAAGAGATTCGTACACTGTTTGATTGCGAATGTGGAGTTATTGGTGGCGGTGAGTTAGATCACGAGGATCACTTTATTACAGTTGCCAATATTCAAACCCTGGTTAAACACACTGGTGAGCTTGCAAAAGAATTTGGCACAGTGATCTTGGACGAAGCCCATCACTGTCCTGCAACTACATTTGCTGGAACAATTGACGCTTTTCATGCCAGATACAGGATTGCTTTATCAGGAACAATGATTCGTAAAGATGGCAAACACATCTTATTCAAAGATTATTTTGGCACTCGGGTATTAAAACCTCCAGTATCAAATACCATACCCCCTACCATTCACATGGTAAAAAGTGGCATTACACTTAAACCTAATGCAACTTGGGTAGATAAGATCACTGATCTTACCCAAGATGACAAATACAGACAATTTATTGCAGACATAGCTAAAATGCACGTTGCTGATGGTCACAGCGTTTTAGTTATTGCTGATCGAGTAGAATTCTTAGAGAAAGTAAAAGAATATATTGGTGAAACGTGTTTGTTGGTTACTGGGAACACCAGTTTTGAAGATCGACAGCGAGCAAAAGCTCAAATCCTTGCCAAAGAAAAAATGTGCATTGCTGGAAGCAGGCAAATATTTTCAGAAGGAATTTCCATCAACATCCTTAGTTGCGTAATTTTAGCCGTGCCTATGTCAAATGATAGTTTACTAGAACAAATTGCTGGGCGCATTATGCGAATGCATGAAGGTAAACTAGACCCAATCATAGTAGATATTCAATTTGCTGGATACGCGGATAAAAAGCAAAATACAGATAGGTTAGGTCTTTATTTACGCAAAGGCTGGAAAGTATTAGCGTAGATAAAATTTCACTTGTCAAATTGTATCTAAAATGGTATAATAGTTATTAAGTTTCAGTATATGACCCTTTTCTTTAACCTTGGATTGCTTGAGTCCACAACTCACTGTGATTCCACAAAGTTAGTTGAAACCTTAAGATTGCATTTTATTAGAAAATCTATTCCTAAAAACCAATACAGTAAAATCAAACCGATTTTTAACTTAAAAGGCAATAGTTTTCTAATAAACCCTGCAGCCTTATTTACTGATACCTCAACAGATATTGTACATAAAGCACAATACATACGATTAGCGGGGCGTAGAACATACGCAATATATAAACATTACGGTTATACATATCTAGACCTATCTTACTATTCAGATATTGACCTGAACGCAATAAAATCAAATCCGCTTTTAAAAATAACAGAAAACAAAATTCACTTCAAATACGAGGAAAAATAAAAATGGCACTTAGCTTTAAAAATACCAAAGGTAAAGCACAATCAAACAAAGTCGAATCTTACGAATACAAAGATGGCGAAAACACTGTCCGCTTAATTGGCGGAGTTCTTCCACGATATATTTATTGGCTGAAAGGCACTAATAACAAAGATATTCCAGTTGAATGTTTGGCATTTAGTCGTGAAAAGGAGAAGTTTGATAACATTGAAAAAGATCATGTTACTGAGTATTATCCAGAAGCCAAGTGCTCTTGGAGTTATTCTGTAAATTGTATTGACCCTAAGTCGCAAAAAGTTGTTGCTCTTAATCTTAAAAAGAAGTTGTTTGAGCAAATTGTTACAGCGGCTGAAGATTTAGGAGATCCTACTGACTATGATACAGGTTGGGATGTTGTATTTAAACGTGTTAAGACAGGCCCACTGCCTTTTAACGTTGAGTATACCCTGCAAGTTTTGCGTTGCAAAGCCCGTCCACTAACCGCTGAAGAGCGCGCTATGGCTGATGCTGCTAAATCTATTGATGAGAAATTTCCTCGTCCTACAGAAGCAGATGTAAAAGCCTTGTTAGAGAAAATTAATACTCAACAAGATGAAGATGGCGAAGGCGAATCTTCTGAGCAAGAAGCAGTCAAAGAACTAGGTTAAAAATCAAAGCCCGCTAAACTAAATGCTTAGCGGGCTTTTCTGTCTCAAGGACAAAATGAAAGTATTATTTACAGCTGACGTCCATATTAAATTGGGTCAGAAGAACGTACCTATTTCATGGGCTAAAAATAGGTTTAATATGTTGTGGCAACAACTTCAAGACATTCAA